TAATGCTCTTTCTATATTCATATGTTTAGTGTGTATTTTCAAAATGTCCACCTTCTCTTTCTGAGGTATTGCACTTGCTTTCTTATAGCATTTTCAGAACGCCCTAAGTGTTCTGCCATAGTTCTTACTGGCATATGCTTGTAGTTATCTTTTAGATACTGGCGATCTTTGTGTGTCCATTCTATTTTCATTTACTCTATTATATTCGAAATTGAGGTAAATGTCAAGAACTAAATTTTTTTACTTGACATGAAGTTAAAGGCGTGAGATAATATACTTATGAATATAGATATAGCATACCTAATAATATTAATTTTAAGTAATGTAGGAACTTATTATTACGCTAAATTTGTTGGCATACAGAGAACTATTGACTATCTGGAAGCCAATGAAATGATCGAGTTTGATGACGACTAGAAAAATAGTTCTTGACTTTAAGTTCAAATTATGCGATAATAAGTATGAAAACAATGGTGTTTTCAGTGCCATACCGAAAGGGTGGCTCATAGTATAGGAGTATAATTATGACAAATACAATGTTAAGACATTTTTTAGGGTTTGACCCAGCAGTGTTTGAAACAGTAGACTCGACTTATCCGAGATATAATATCGTAAAAGATGGTGAAGATCAGGTAAGTGTGGAGATTGCGGTTCCCGGCTTTCATCGTGATGATGTAAGTGTAGAACAGAATGGAAATAAGCTAATTATTAAAGCAAAACCGATTAACTGGTTGCAAGAAGGCGAAAGCTATTTGCATAAAGGTTTTTCGAGTAAAGGCTTTGATCAGCAGTTTATTCTTGGCGAGTTTATGGAAGTTGATTCCGTTAGACTTTGTGATGGTATTCTTACTATTAATGTAGTGAAGAATATTCCAGATGAAATGAAACCTAAAACATTCGACATAGAATGATGGTTCATTGCAAGACTCCGCGCTCACAGCGGAGTCGCCTTTCTATAAAGCGAGAGAAAGAACGCAGAAAGAAAGACGACCAAGAGATGTTATCCGCCATTGATAAGGAGATTCAAAAATGGCAGAGGAGAATAGACAAATGGAAATAAGTAAAGAAGGCTTAGCTCTTATCAAAAAGTTTGAAGGGTTTGAAGCACACGCATATAGATGTCCAGCAGGTGTCTGGACTATTGGCTATGGTCACACAAAAGATGTAAAAGCAGGTGACGAATGGAGCCAGAATCACGCAGAACACATGCTCGAGGTAGAGCTAGAGGAATTCTGCAAGTATATAAACGACATGGTTAAAGTATCATTGGAACAGTTCCAATTTGATGCGCTGGTAGCTTGGGTATATAACCTAGGGCCAACTAACCTAAGAGAATCAACACTATTGAAAGTAGTAAATGAAGGCGATTTAGAAGATGTTCCACATCAAATCAAAAGATGGAATAAAGCTGGAGGCAGAGTTCTCCAAGGGCTTGTTCGTAGACGAGAAGCAGAAGCTCTTTTATTCCAAAATAAGGAATGGGAGCATGTATAAAGTTTTTCTAGGAACTACGCTTATAGCAAGTGGTCTTTGTTACTACTTGTATCAAGAGAATCAAAGACTAATTGGCAATGTAGCAGAACTCACTGTTGCATATGAATTGCAAGAGCAAACAATAGAGACCTTACAGAGTGATTTTGCTCTACAAGGACAAAGTATATTAGAATTGCAGTCCAAAAACCAAGAGATTCAGTTAGAAATGAATCGTTATCTTGACATATTCAAGAGACATAATCTAACTAGACTAGCGGCAGCAAAGCCAGGTCTAATAGAAACAAGAGTAAACAAAGCAACAAAAGAGGTATTTGATGGAATCGAACAAGATAGTAGGGATATTGACAACGCTGATGATGGTATCACAGTGCAGCCTGTTCCCACCCAAGACATTAGAGGTTAAAGCACAACCAGTAGAAAGGCAGATTATTCAGCCAGTGCTTCCTAGAGAGATAGATTTAAAAGAACCCTACTGGTATGTAGTCAGCGAGCAGAACATAGAAGAGTTCTTAGCTGATATGGAAAAGCGAGAAGGACAAGTAGTATTTCTAGCTATGTCAGTTCCTGACTATGAATTAATGGCATATAATATGCAAGAGTTAAAACGATACATTCGTGAACTCAAAGAGGTAGTAGTTTACTATCGCAAGGTAACAACCGATGGAACAGACGGAGAACCGAAATGAGGTAAATATTGACCTCGACAAGTATATGTCTCTAGTTGAAAAACTAGATGACGCAGAGGACACTATCACTGCTCTAAAAACAGAAGCAGAAGCAGCTAAGAAAAGACTAGCTCCACCAAAGAGAAAGTTTATGGACTTGTTCTTAGACGACAATGATGTAAACGAGAAAGCAATCATAGGATTTATTTCTTTTTTCTTTATGATAGTATTCGCCAGTTGTGATCTTATCACAGCATTTATGGGTAAAGAGTTGATAATTGATGATACAATTTACACCTCGCTAGTAGTGGTAACACTAGGAGCATTTGGTATATCAGAAGCTGGAAGGGCTTTTGGTAAGTAACTTTTAAACCTTTTCTGTATCTCTGGCATACAACAAGTATGTCAGAGATCATTTCAAAAAATAGTTCTTGACAACAATCCCAATTTTCGATATAATATACCCATGAATTTATTTTATTTAGACGAGAATTTAGATAAGTGCGCGGAGTATCATGTCGATAAACATATCGTGAAGATGCCACTAGAAGCTGCACAGCTTCTGTGCACAGCAGTTTGGGTAGATGAAGTGCTTGGGTTTATACCTAGAGCATTGAATCGAGAGGAGAGTGCAGTTCTGAATGAACACAAAGCTAAGATAAAACATTTACCAATGGACGAGAGACCTCTTACTCCATATCTACCAATGATGTATAATCACCCTTGCACGATATGGACACGACAGTCTCTTGACAATTTTGAGTGGGTTCACTGCTATGCGAATGCGTTGAATGACGAATATCATTATCGTTATGGTAAGGAGCATAAGTCAGTGGTTGGAGTAATTAATAAATTGCCAGAACCTAAAAATATGCCTAGAGTTGGACTCACTCCTTTCGGTATGGCTATGCCAGATGAACTGAAAGACCCAGACGATGTCGTAGGTTCGTATCGTCTGTATTATCACGCAGACAAGGCAACCTTTGCAAAATGGTCTCATAGACCTACACCAGAGTGGTGGGACGAAGGATTGGCTTGGTATGACAAAAGGATTACAAGTAAGTAATGGAAAAATTTTTTTATAGAGGAGTAAATATATTTATTCCTGAAAATCTCTCTGCTGAAGAAAGAGATAACTACATAAGAAGTAGTAAATCTTCAATCAGTAGGTGGAGACCTAATGGTAAAAGACCAAGAAGGAGAAGAAATGTATAGGTTCAGCGAAGATAGAGTGTTAAGAGAAATTAAAGAATGGATTGATGGCACATATTCTAAGCATTATAGTATGAACAAAATACAATCAACCGAGTTTGTTGCAGATGCAGGGCATGGAGAAGGCTTCTGTATAGGTAACATAATTAAATATGCTCAGCGTTATGGTAAGAAAAACGGCCATAACCGAGAAGATGTATTAAAAATAATTCACTATGCAATTATTTTACTAGGTATAGAATATGATAAAGAAGAAGGATCACGAGAATTTAACTAAACAGAATATAGAAAGAGTTATTAAATTACTCGAAGAAGAAAAACCAATAACTAAGAAAGAGGCATGTCAGATGTTAAGAATAACATACAACACCTCAAGATTAGCAAGGATAATACAGGATCACAGAGATCAGGAATCTTTTGTTGCACTTAGAAAATCTCAGAACAAAGGGAAATTAGCAACTAAAGACGAGACAAAGTCTGTATGCGAAATGTATATTGAAGGATATAATCTTTCAGAAATCGCAGGTAGTCTTTATCGCTCCCCTGCTTTTGTGAAGAATATTATCGAGAAAGTTGGAGTGCCTTTCAAACATGCACAAGAAGGATATGATTGGAAACAAGTCATGTTACCAGATCAGTGCGTTTGTGATAGGTTTGAAGTAGGTGAGAAAGTTTGGTGTGTTGCTAACAATACGCCTGCTATTATCAAAAGAGAATGGGTAAATCCCGATGGTGAGTATGGATATTTAGTCTATACGATTGAGCCTCCTTTTGATTTTAGTGATACTTTCTTTCCCTATGTTCAATATGGTGGTAGATATAAAAATCAACTAGCATGTAACTTAGGCAGCCTTCGACACCTAGAAGAATATGGAGTTAAATTATATTAATGTTATTACAGCGTTTTGGATAGCAACAGTTTTAATGTCAGTATGGAGGCTTTGGTGGCCTTGTATGCAGATACTAAGACTAACGAAACCCAAATCGTTAGTAGTAAAGTGGTGGTTAGTAAATGCTGTTATCTTTTCGATAATGGCAATTCCAATGGCGCCTATATTGCTACCCTCAATACTGAGTGAGCGACTTAGGTTTCGTTTTGTATCATCATATGTAGGAGCTATAAATGAAGAATAGTTTATTAGAAGCAATTATAAAAAAAGCAGAGGGAGAAATAGCTGTAGCAAAAGCAAATATATCAGTATATATGCGCAATTCTGCAGCCATAGGAGATCACCCTAACATAGTCGAAGCTATCGAAACTCAGATTGAGAGAATAGCAGAAGCACATGAAAAGATTTCCACGATAGAAAAATACTTGTAGTGAAGAATCAAAAAATAGTTCTTGACTTTGTCCCTATTTCTATATATAATATATATATAAATGAGTGATAGATTTTATTTTCAGATGAGGCAAGCGACAGGGTGGGCGCCCGGGTTGCCAGAATCTTACAAAAAAAGGAGAAAAAGAATGTCAAATTGGACAGACGAACTGAAAGCACAAGTAGTCCAAGACTACGAAAGTGCCGATCCTACTCCAGAAACGAGTATGGAAATTGTGTCAGATATTGCAGAAAATATCGGGCAGACACCTAATGGCGTTAGAATGATTCTAACAAAAGCTGGTGTCTATGTGAAGAAAACCCCTGCTGCAGGCAAAGCATCGGGTGGTGGTGGAACTAGAGTGTCAAAAGAAGGCGCTCAGCAAGAGTTGAGTTCAGCTCTTTCTGATGCTGGAATTGATGTTGATGATTCCATAGTCACAAAACTTACCGGTAAAGCCGCTAAGTATTTTGCAGAAGCAATCAACAAGCTTAACGGCTAGTTGGTAGTTTAATCCTCGACTTCTAACCGAGTCGAGGAATTTTTATATCTTGTAGATTCAGTTGTTTTTTAACCTAGCGATTGGACGGTGAAGGATTACATCAACCAACGCAGGAGAAAAATGAAAAAAGATAAATTTATACAAGAGATGGAAAAGCACGGCGATGCAGTAATTACTTATCGTAGTGCAAAAAGTCGTAAACTTAAATATAATGTTTGCACAATGGAGTTTGACAATGATTATATACAGTCAAAAAGAAATCGTGCAAAAGCAAACCAACACCAAGTATTATGCTGGTGCTGGGATACAGACTCGTATAGGTTATTATTACCTGAGAATGTAGTTTCGATTGTTCCTCTCTCAAAGATATTAAAAAATGATTGAATTACATACAGCCCCTTCAATGTATGAGCGAGAAATACATTATAATGAAGATAAAGGGCAAAAAATATACCTAATGGTAAATAGTTTTAGAGGCAAAGAATACTTGCACATCAGAAAATACTATCAAGACTTTAGTGAAGAATGGAAACCTTCTAAAGAGGGTGTTGCTATGGAGTTAGATTTTGACAACTCTAGGGAACTATTCACAGCATTAGTCGAGATTCTTTCTCTTGCAGAAAGTAAAAAAGTTATCGAAGAAAACTTTAAAGATTTACTAGACAATATTTATCAGAATTAAAAAATAGTTCTTGACAATGATCTCAAACTCGAATATAATATATGTATGAGTTTGGAAAATTATCTAAAGCAATGTGACATGGCGTATTTCAATGGTAACCCATTGATTGCTGATGATGTCTATGATAGACTGAAACAAGCAGACGACCAAGTCGGGCATGAAGATAATAGAGAGCAACGAATTGCTCACACCTTTCCTATGTGGTCTTTACAGAAAGTATTTTCTGGCGAGACCACTCCCCCTTCTTGGGCAGATAATGAATCTGTAGTTATTACCCCTAAACTAGACGGGTCTGCTGTTAGCATTCTCTATGTAGAGGGCAAACTTAAGATGGCTCTGACTCGAGGAGATGGAAAGAAAGGTGTTCCAATTACTGACAAAATAAAGTATCTTGTGCCTCATCAGTTACAAACTGATGAAAAGATACTCCAAATAACAGGAGAGGTAGTTGCTCCAGTCGAAATTCCTAATGCACGAAACTACGCTGCAGGTTCACTTAATCTAAAGAATATTGAAGAGTTTAAAGAAAGATCAGTTAATCTGGTTTTTGTTGCCTACAATGTAGAGCCGAATAATATGGATTTATGGTCACATAAATTGCTGACAATTGGAGCGCTGGGTCTAGCCACTGTTCTAACAGTAGACAAGTATTATTATCCCACGGACGGTGCGGTGTGGAGACTAGACAATATGTCTGAGTTCGAGAAACTTGGATATACAGCTCATCACCCTCGTGGTTCTTTTGCATACAAGACTCGAGAGGCTGGAGTAACTACAACCCTGCTTGATGTAGAATGGAATGTCGGTAAGTCTGGCGCTGTAACACCAGTTGCAATTCTAGACCCAATCGTCATTGATGATGCTACCATTTCTAGAGCAACCTTGCATAATGCGGGTTTTATTGATGCACTTGATCTTGAGATTGGGTGTAAGGTGGAAGTTATTAGAAGTGGTAAAATCATACCCAAGATTGTTAGGAGAGTAGAGTAGTGGAATTATTAGTTTCATTTATCTTAGGATTACTCGTTCTTCTAGCTATGGGGTATGCAACCTATATAAGTTCGGTTTTAGTCTCCGAGAAAAAAAGGAGAGAAAGATGATTTGGTATCCCGAAAACATGCTCTTTGAAGAGTTCAGATTATGGATTCATGAGCAGAGACGAGTAGAAAAGAAACTTGGTTTTAAGTTTAAGCAAAACGATATAGAATACTTTAGACGACAAATATTTGAACCAATGCTGGAGGAGTTTTATGCAGGAAAAAATGAAGAGTAACTTTAGAGAAGTAATATCAGAATTTAGAGAGTATGGAGTGCCTGTCGAGGGCGCTAGATTTGCTCTCATTATGTCTACGAAAGAGGGTCTTGAAGTAGATGTATACGAGGACACAGAAAAAATAAGAACAATAAAAGTACATCAGCACTCTGCAAGTTATGCAGAAGACTGTGCTGAAAATTGGTGCCAGAGAGTAATGGACTGATGGACTTTACAACGACAATAATAGTAGCAATGTTTTTACTTTATATGTATTATAAAGAAAACGACAACGATAAATATGGATAAAAGAACAAAACGAATACACAAAGAAACAATGTTTAGTGTGCTGAGTGCTTTACTTACTCAGTTTCCACTAAACTACTTAATACTCTATCTATGTATAGAAAGGTTTGGTATTACCAGTCCTGAGATACTATCAATAGTATCAGTTATATTTTTAACTATAAGTGCATATATTAGAGTATTTTATACACGATTATATTTCTCAAAAAGATACGAAGATGTATAATCGCCTCAAATCAGCACAGTATGGGCATGGCTTTAAATGGTTTGTCTATGCGCACAGAAACAGGATTTGGATTTTTAGATGAAAGGTATCATTTACGGAATCAAGTTTATAGACCCCGAAACACAAGAAAAATTCCTCAAAGTAGGAATTGCTAAGTTTCGAGCAGGAAAAGTAGGACTAGGAGTTCTGCAACGAGGTTCTAGTAAAGACTTCTATACACCTGATTACCAACAGTTTATTCAAAGAACTTGGACAGGTGAGTATGAAGATTGCAGAAAAATGGAGTGGGTTTTACATGAAATGTTTGCAGATGATAAGTATATACCAGATATAAAATTTGGTGGATATACGGAGTGCTTTTCCATAAACTCTAAAATACTGCGATGGTTTCCAAAGAAAAGAGAAACAGCAGAAGATTGGTTAATAAGACATCAAAATTACAATATACCCAAATCTGAGAAATCGAAAAATATTTCTTGACAATGAGGTTAGTTTTATATATAATATATAAATAGAAAATATGAAAAGAATAGAAATCCCAACAGATTGCCCATCATGTAGTTCTGAACTGGAACTCGTGAATGAGCAGTTATTCTGTAGGAATGACTATTGTGAAGCAAAGAATGACAAGAAGTTGGAAAACTTTGTTTCTAAATTGAAAATAAAAGGTCTTGGACCAGCAACCTTAAAAAGGTTGAATGTTGAAGACATAGTGGAACTCTATGAATTAGAAAGACATGAGATAATTATGAGATTAGACTCAGAAAAGATAGGTAATAAAGTATTTGAGGAACTTGAGAAGTCGAAATCAGTAGACCTTCAATCATTACTGCCTGCCTTTTCTATTCCGTTGATTGGACGATCCGTTTCAGAAAAAATATGTCAAACAGTCTCAGATATACGAGATATTACAGAGCAAACTTGTAGTGAATCAGGTATCGGGCCAAAGGCAACGGAAAATCTAATGTCATGGTTAGAGCAGGAGTTTTACAGCTATTACAGTGCAAATCTTCCATTTGATTTTAAAAGTTCATATAAAGCAGTAGAAAAGAAAGAAATCAAAGGAACAGTTTGTATTAGTGGTAAGTTGAAAAGCTACCCTAATAAAGCTCATGCACAAGAAGTGCTTGAGAACTACGGATTCGTAGTTAAATCAAGTTTAACAAAAGACTGCACTCATCTTATTAATGAAAGTGGGATTGAGTCAGCAAAGACGCAAACTGCTCGAGATCGAGGAGTTTTAATAATAAATAATATAAATAATATAATAGGAGAATTATAATGGCAGTACCAAAGTGGACAGACGAAAGAACACAAGCACTTGTGGATTTCGTAGGCGAAGGACCTGTTTCTCAAGTAATGGTTGCAGATGCAGCTGTTGAGTTAGATACATCTTCAAGAAGTGTATCTTCTAAACTAAGAAAAATGGGTTACGAAGTAGAATTAGCTTCTGCTTCACAAAGCAAATCTTTTTCAGAAAATCAAGAATCAACTCTTGCTAATTTTGTTGAAGATAACAGTGGTCAGTATACATATGCTGAAATCGCTGAAAACTTTGAAGGTGGAGCATTTAGTGCGAAATCAATTCAAGGTAAAATTCTATCTATGCAGTTAACATCACATGTTAAACCTGCACCAAAGATGGAATCTGTAAAGACTTACAACGATGATGAAGAATCAACATTTATCAACATGGTAAATGATGGAGCTTTCGTTGAGGCGATTGCAGACTCTCTTGGTAGAAGTGTAAACTCAATCAGAGGAAAAGCACTTTCTTTACTAAGAGCTGGCGAGATTAATGCTATACCAAAACAAGAGCATGTAAAAGGCAACGGTAAAGCAGACGTTCTTGCTGATCTAGACATTTCTGATATGTCAGTCGAAGATATTGCAGACCAAGTCGGTAAAACTGTAA